AGTCTCACCATTCGTATAACGTTCCATGGCATATTCTTTGACCATGTTTGCATCAAGTAGATTGATGAAGTTATACATGGTATGACCCACACCACAGTTTTGACACTTATAGAAGTAGTCGTTCTTTTTGCGGTAGACGTAACCACGTGCTTTATGGAGATGTTTCTGTGAGTCGCCACAGAACGGACACCGGAAATTAAACAGGTCTTCCTTTTTTTGGGTAAACCTGTTTAATTTTGGTGAGAGGAGTTTGAGATATTTTCGGTCAATAAAAACGGACATAACAACGTATCATAATGAATAGTTCTGTCATTATAGCACATTTTTATCTGGAGTGCAAGACCAGTTATGGTAATTATTTTAAAAAAGTGAAAGAAGTTTTTCCGAATGTCCTGCAATCCAGCCACCAACAGCGATGCCACCGGCAATCATATACGTCCACTTTTCTTTCAGATTTTTCAGTTCTGAAATGTCCTTGGCCAAAGCGGCATGTTGCTCACATGAAGCACCATACATCTTTTCGAGATCACCCTTTAGGTCTTCACGGGTTTTATCGAGACAATCGTGCATGTCTTTCACATCCACTTTTAGATCATCAATTTTTTCATTGATGTTTTCCACCTTGGTCTCGACAATGCCAAGTCTTTCGATTGTAGTTGCCATTTTTTACTTCTTTTCTGGAACTTTTGTTCCCTCAAGTTTCTTGTGAATCTTGATAGTCTTGCAGACTTCCTTTACTTTGCCAGTTTTTGCATCTTTTTCTTCAACGCAAACTTTTTTAGTTTCAGGTTCTTTATCTGCATATACTGAACTCAATGCAAATACCAACATGAGTGATGTGATAAGTTTTTTCATGAATTGTTCTCCGTTTTTTATTTATAGACGCAAATTTTAAAATTTTCGCGCAAATTTTTCTGATGCTGTGAAACCTAGACCGGCCATTGTAAGATATATCATACCTTCAAACATGTATGAATCGACTTCATAATCCCAAAACAAATTTGCAATGAATGCAATACCACATAACAGAAATGCTAGAAAAGTCACAACTCTCTTACTACTGAGAGATTTATTGTGTGTGTCGTCTAGCATTCCTTTTAGCATTATAGCTCCGGCTGTGGAGCTGGTGCAGGCGCAGGCTTACCGCCGTAACCCATGATAACTTGACCGGTTGGCATAGGCGCATCAACATTGAAAGCATTAAATGCTGGTTCCATTTTCATACTACCAGATGATTTAACAGGTTCACTCTGTGTTTTAGCAAACTCAACAGTATTCTTAGCGGCTGAATTAGCATTATCTTGTGCTTGTTTCATCAATGCTAGTTTAGCTTCATTTTCTTCTTTTGATCCACCGGCTAACATGATACCTGATAATGTACCAGTTAAGAATGTAGCAATAGGCACAATCAACTCAAAAAACTTTTGGTCGATTGGGGAGATTGCATTGAGTGGTTGTGTAACAAATATTAAAGAATAAAGAACAACAAAAACAATACCTGTCAATGTTAGAGATAAGCATACACCAATGAAGAACTTCAGTCGAGCCATCAACTGTTCTTCTGTGTACATTAAGTTATTATTTTCCACAATTTGCTCCTTGTTGTACTTGTTGGCAACTTGGTGTTACCATATTTAATTGTTGTTTAGCCAATATGTTTTGCGGTTCTTCCGGAGGACCTAATCTAGGATCACGTTGACCTTTGAACACATGTTCGATACAGGTTCGTGTTACATCACAAGCCGGTTTTTGACAAATTGCTTTTTCCCAATTTTCTGGGTCTTGACAAGGATAACGGAATCTGTCACCACCAAAAATAGCTAATGCAAGTGGTAATAAAACAAGAAGTGACAACCATTTAAATAGTTTTTTATCGTTCATCAGTGTGCTCCTAAAACATGGAGTGCATGTTCATAGTGCTTGATGCGGTCCTCAAGACCAATTGTACCACCGTTAATACGTTTTGTAAGTGTGACGATATCACCCTTGTCTGCCCATTGGTTCAGATTGTTTGTTTCCCAGAACCAGCAAGCAGATTGTGCCGCACCTTCAAAAGTCAACAAATATTCAGACGCATCTTCAACAGAAATTTGTAGAGATTCCGCAAACCATGTATAGTTGCTTTTGCCTGTCAATTGAATCAAACCCTTGCCAGCATAACGCCAGCCATCACCAGATTCTGGAGGTCCATTTCCCATACGATTAGCATACACTAGATTGGCAATAGCTTCTTGCTTGTTTGGTTTACTAGCATACTCACTGGCCATGGCGTCAGTTGGAAAATACTTCGGAAAAATCTTACGTAGAGTTGGCGCACGATAATTTAGATTTTCTTTGAGCACCATGAAGTTACCGGACTCATGGGCACATTGTGCGACAAAAGCCGCAATACGTTGTGGTGTGTTGATATTGTAATCTGGAAATAACTGTGATAGCGCAGAATGCCAGTTATCAATATATGGATTCTTCGGAAGAAGTTTTTTCAGTTGATCTTTTGTTAATTCCATTATTTTAATCCTTCGAAAATTTTCTTTTGTATTTGATACCATTCAATCCATGCATCATTTTTCACAGCACATGTATAATATTCAGTATAGTTTGATGTAATGGTTTTCGAAACATCACTGAGTTTAGCATCATCATTCAACTTATTTAATTGTGGACATTTCACTAATAAATGCTGAGGTACTTCAGGAAACTTTGCAACAACGGGAACTGTAGTGGAACAACCAGTAAGCAGTGCAACAAATAGAATAGTTAAATATTTCATTTTGGTGCCTCTGACGCTTTGTTGTGTGCATATATGAATTCTTTTGGAATTTCACACTCACCGCCGGGTAAAAACTTTGTGTCGTATTTTACAATTTCTTTGTCAACGTATTGAATAATATTCTGGCCACGTTCTTTGACAATTTGAGTCTTTGTGACAAATTTTGTTTCTATCTTTACGTTTTCTTTGACTGATTCAACTTGAGCCGCTTCAACTTTTACTTCGAGTTCTTTTACTCTGGCCAACCATGCTTCTTCATTTGAAATGGCACCGGACATGTATGTACCCAACACTATGAGTGCAATTGAAACTAACTGTATTGGAGTTTTATAGATGTAGATTGCTGGAAGTGGAATAAATTTTAACAAGTAGGTCACAGCAAGGCCAATAAGACCTATACCAAGTATGGCATAAAAAAACCAGAAAGGTAACCACTTAAGTATCCACATTTTACATCTTTGGCGTCTTACGTGTAAATGTTGGTGCCATCACGACACGCCTTTTCTTTTTCAAATTCACACCAGGTTCTCCACCCTTTTCACCCGTGCCGGCAATGGCGCCCGTGGAGACTACATTTGATGGTCCAGTCGATCCACCAACGGCACCGTCCTCCAACATGAATTGTTTGAATGTTTTCATATCTTTCTTAGTATTTCAGCCACATTCATATCTACAAGTATATCGGAAGAAATTATATCTTTTCCGTTTATACCTTTGATTGAATCTGGCATATAATTTAGATAAATTAAAAATGTTTTTAGAACATCATAGTCTACTTCATCAATTCTAAAGAACAATATCCGTGTTGCTGGTTCTGCACCAAATACATTATAAAGTAAGATCAAATGATTTAATATTAAACGTTCTTTAAGGGACTTTGTAATTTTGTAACGCCTGAAAAGCCTTTTTAGATATTTCGTGCGTTTTAAATCTCCCTCAAATTCACTCATGACATAATGTGGTGAATTATATGCCTTCATGGCATACATCATAAAATTATCTTCGGTCAAATCATCAATCATAATGATAAATGGGTGACTTACGCCACCCAAATATTAAATAATAACTGCGCCGTTGCCGGTCATACTTCCGGCTGCAACCAATGTTTCATATTGTGTACGATTAGCACGACCACCCATTGTTACAGTGAATGCGGCATTTCCAGAAGTAGGAACTGCTGTAGGTGTAGTGAGGTATAAACCGCCAGTGTTAATAGTGATATCTCGAATCGAACCATTGGTATTTACGGCTACTGTTGCAGTGGCTACAGTGGCACCTGTACCACCACCAGAGAACGTTACGGAACTGTTTGTTCCAAAAGCACCTGCGTTTGCGCTGATAGAAATAACAGGTCCCATACCGGCAGTTCTTTGAACCCAACCAGCATGTGCCATCTTTGTTGCGGCAGGTGTTACTTGTGTGTTCGATGCTTCTTGTGTATCGACACCGTAAACACCAACTGCCTCAGAAAATGCTTGTGCTACGTTAGCGTTAGCAAAAATTACGTTAGCATTTGCACGTGTTGGTGCTAAGTTTAAAGCGGTGCCTGCATAAATTGGTACGCCGGTGTTTGCATCGGTCATTGTCCAGAAAGCTGTTGACATTTTTAATTTCTCCTTGAAAGAATTCTATTTACTATTTATTGTTTCTGTGAATTGGGTCTGGTCTTAAGAACAGGCTCGATTTCAACGGTGTCACGTGGCTTTCCTGTCATAGTAGTGCCACCCTGTAATGTAATTTTGGCTGTGGGTAATTTACCACCCTTATCAGTTTTTTCCCAATCATACATGCTTTCATTTTTACCCTTCTTTTTATAGATGGATTTAATGATACGTGCTGATTTCATGTTCTTTTTACGGTGTTCGGATTCCATTGCTTTTACTGAGTTTGTAGCTGACATTGGAGAATCTTCGATGCCACCGATACCCTCTTGCACAACATCTTCTTTGACAGACTTCCAACCACCACCTTTTGACTTATACCATTTCGATGCCCAACCGTTTGCATATGCGGAAGGATAAACATCAAACTTGGAACGTGCCAGAGATTTTGCTCTCGACCAAAGTGAAGGATTTGTTGGCTTATTCTTTTCATCGATTTGCTCAACTTCTTCGTTTTTAGGTACACAATCGGGTACCATTTTTCCACCCTTCATTTTCATTCCAACTTTTTTGTGAGTGTCCCAACATGCTTCATCAACTTCTTCTTCACTGAGTTTACCTTTACCGTAATTCGAAACATTGACGGGTTTACCGCCCTTGCCTGCTCTGTCTGCAACTGGATCATGTCTTCTCTTTGTTGCAACAGCGGCCGCACGTTCACTCTTACTGAGTTCAGAGCGTTTTTCTTTTGACATGCATTTTGGTTTTGGTTCACCTGGTTCTCTGGCGCACGGACCTGCTACCTCACCTTTTGAATTGATTCTTTTCCAATCACCTTCTGGATCAGTCTTGCTGAACCACTTACGCAAGTCTTCACGTGTGATGTGACTATCAAGTTCTCCATTGTCGTTTTGATTTTTCAGTTCGTTGATTTTTTTAGCATCATTATCAAACTGTTTTCTAGTAGCTTTCATTATACCAGAAAAGCGTTTGTTACCTTTTGCAACATCACCAGCTTTATCAGCGGCAGATGCTTGAGCACCAGCGGCTTTCTTGTAACGACCAAGAAGGTCGGAAGAAAGTTCCTCGATATGTTCAACTTCTTCTGAATGGTATTGTTTTTGAATCTGTTTACCATATGCGCTGATATCCAACTTCTTAGGAGTTTTATCGGCATACGTACCCAAACGTTTATCCGCATCGGCACGATTGATACCCTTAGAACGCTTGTCGGCTGTTGCATGATATTCTTTACTGCTAATCTCACCCGCTTGGCGGGACACCGCATTTGCACCGAGTGATTTGTGTGCGGCAGTTTTGTAACTTTTGAGTGTAGTTGATTTCAATTCATCAATACGTTCAATTTCTTCTTTGATTGCAACAATTTTATTGTACATGTCCATAGACAATGCACCTTCACCACGCATATTGATTAGATTCTCCACAACTTTGTGAAGATCCATATCGGTCTTTGCATCTTCACGTGCATACTCCAGAACACGAATTAGCAATGGAATGTCCATTGTTACGGTATCTTTTTCATCAACCGCTTCTTTAACTTGTTTCTTTTCTTCATTCCAATCATCACCACGTTCACCCATACCCGAGGTTTCTTTCATGTGACGCATCTTGAAAATTCTGAATTCTGAAGAACGTGCGTATGCTTTCTTTTGATTTCCATCCATGGTCAAAGGATTCAAACCCTTTGACTTAATGAAAGACATTAGAAGACCTGTACCAGCTTCATCTAGTTGTTCAGTTTCTTCTGTTTTTAGGTTCTGTTTTTCACGGTCAAAAGTATGACCAGTTTTGTAACGCTTGAATGCATTTGAACGTGCATATGAAGAACGCTGTGCGAAAGACATAAACTCTGGATTGAATCCAAGTGAACGGATGTACTTCATCAAAAGGCCGTCCTCATTTAGGGCTTCCTCTTTGACAGGTTGTGCATACTTTGCGGACCAAGGCTCCATTGGATCCTCATATGGTGAATCACCAAGTTTGCCCATAACAGACTCTTTCTTGGCCTTCACCATATCCTTGACTAATTTACCAGCTTTGCTCATTGCTTAGTCCTTTTTAGCGGCCTTTGTCGCTGTTGCATACATCACAGACTTAGCATCTTTGCCATAACGCTCTTTGAAGCCTGCTAGAGATTTTTTCATACCCTTAACGATACGTTCTTTTTCAGCAGTCTCTCCTTTGGACAGAGTGCGTTCGTCCATTTGCTCCACTTCTTCTTTGTTTAGACGAGCAACAGCACGATGCATTCCTTGATTTCTAACTTTCATCTTATGTTTAAATGGCGCTCTAGCTGCGGTCACTGCATCAGCGGCTGTCTTTAAACCTGCTTGTACTGCATCATGTTTACGTAAAGGATTTTTATTTCTACCTTTTAATGGGTCAAAACCTCCCGCACCAGAGTTGGTTTTTGCCATTGCTGTTCTTAAAGCAGAATGTACACCCGTGAAGTTTTGGTCATGCTGAAAGTTTTTAGAAAAATCTTTATTAGCAGCATCCGAGTAACGCTTAAGAGTGTTTTTGCTCAGTTCATCTAATTGTTCATATTCTTCAGTTTGCATAAAGTTTTCGATATCTTCCGCAGTAAATTCAAATTCATCAACTTGCTCAATTTCTTCCTTAACGTTACCTGCAACGTCTATCATCACTTTCTTTGGAGCAAATGGATTAGAAGTTTTACCTTTAACACGGCCAGATAATGTGTCTGTCGTTACTTTATCAGGATCAATTTCTTCTTTTTTCACTGGTTCATCATCTTTAACAGGTTTCCTGCTATAAACAGTTCCTGTGGAGATTTTTTTAGAATCAAATCCAGCTTTTTCACCCGGTTTGGTAGGAATCTGACTCTTGTAATTTTTATAGTCGAAAGGATTGTTCGCTTCTTCTACACTTTCTTCTTTCATTGGCTTCTTTTCACCACGAAGAATTTTGAAGTCGTGAGCATCGATCTTATTATTTTTATTTTTATCAATCTTGTGTTGATTACCCTTTAGTGCTTCCATCTTAGCCTTATAATCGGCTTCGTTGATACCTTTGATGAGGTCCGCAACAACATCGGTTTGGGTGAATACGTTTTTGTTGAACATTTGTGTCTCCGTTAAATTAGCAGTTCCATTTGCGTAGTGATAGTGCTTTTCTGGTTGGTCTACCCTTTTCATCCTTCATAGGACCTGGCATTCCACCCATTCTAGCACAGAATGATTTTCTTCTATTGGCAGCTTTGCTTCCGGGTTTTAATTTGGAAGGTGGCGTAGTTACAGCCATCGATAATTTCGAACCCGGATTCTCTCTACGATAAGAAGCAATACCCTTCTGGTTCAAACCACCTTCTGGGTTTTTACCTTCTTTGCGTTTCCATGCGGCAGATTCTTCTAGAAATTTTTTAAAACTTATCATTTCTTTTTCTTCTTTGTTGGAGGATTAACGGGTATCTTATTCAGAGTATCCATTGGTTCTTTATTCGATGGACCATGATAGCCACCGGTGACTCCCATTTCTGTGCTAGGAGAATCAATCGATTCTTTTCTAAACTTATTGAAAGATTTGCGTGTCACCTCTGCGGTACTATCATATTTATGTTCAGTCTGTTCTCTATATGTCACTTGACCAAGACCAGCCATCGGATAAACTGTACCGGAACCACGTGTATCATACTCAGGAGTTACACCAGAAGTTTTGATTACTTTCCCGCTTTCGGCGTTTGAGGTTTTCTGCCTCTTGGATTTTTGTTTGTCGTTGTCTTGTTGGAAACGGGTTTCTCTTTCTGGACCTTTGGTGGTGATGGTTGGGCTACTGCTTTCGTAGGTTCTGAAGGTGTAGCTAGAGTTTGAGGTAATTCCTCCGTCTTTAATGTCGTCTGGCTTACCTTGTCTTCTGACAAGTTCGCAACTTGGACAGATGTTGTCGGCAAGTTTGTATCGTTTGTAAGAACCGCTTTTTTGGTCGGACCGTCCAGAGGATGTGGCTTTGTCTCCACAGGTGCAACTTGGCTCTTCGGCAAGAACAGCTTTGCTATTTGTTTTAGTTTCTGAAACATATTTTTTGTATCCCTTTTCTAATGTAGGTTTTGTTATAAAGTTTTCGAACATCTTATTGATGTTGTGTTTTTTGTGCCTTGTCATCCAAGATTCGGCTATCTCATTCTCAACGGGGGTATCAAAGAACCAGTTAGTCATTTCATATATGATAGAAATGTCTTCTTCTTTCTCTGACGTTTCAATTTCATTCGCTTCATTCAGGTCAATAGAGTTGTCAAACTCCAAATACTTCCTGAATTCCTGATTGAATTTCTCTGCAACAAGTTGTGTTACTTCCCATCTTTCTTGGCGAACAGATTCAGCCATCATTCTTTCATGGCCCTCGTTACGCTTTCTAGATGATTCATTTGAAGTGTTAACAAAAACCATCATAGTTTCGTAACCAAGTTCTTCGAGTTCTTCACGTATGGCAATAATATTATACTGTTCGTTTGTTGTGCCTGTAATAATCAGAGGCTGGCGCTGACGGATTGCTTCACGGCGGGTGTCACGTGAAAACTCATATAGTTTATGTTTGTCGTTCAGAATTGATATTGCTGTCGTTGAAGTAATTTCAACTGCATTTTGTTCAGCAATAGCTTCACGTATAACAATATCTTTACCTGAACCTGGACCACCAGATATGAAAATGGCTTTGAACATTCCATGATTCACACTTTCATGTATACCCATACCTTTGCGAACATCACGGAATAATTCTTTGGCGTGTTTCTCTTGCACGTGTGGTGGAATACCCTGACGGAAAGAAGCAAAATCACCACTGTTTGCATGTTCACGCATTTTCGATGCTGACATACCTTCTGCACCCTCGGCATCTGGGTCACGGTGACCGGCAGACTTTACCTCAATCTTTTTGAAGTTGTATAGTTTACCGGGATCTTCACCATTGTATTGGTGAAGTTTCTTTTCATATTCTGGAATACGGTCTGAGCCTGCAACCATTACTAAATGGTCATGCCCCATAGCATGTAGTCGTGCCGCATGTTGCAAGAACGTTGGCATTTCTTTGCTGGAAGATTCGATGTTAGCACCAGGAAAGAAACGTTTTGCGTGTAACAATTTACGTTTAACATCTAATGGATTCTTCTTAGCATCCACAGAATGTGAAATGATAACATGGTGGGGTGCATTATAATCGTGTGCAATTTCTTGAACACGGTTGACCAACTTTTCGTGACCAATAGTTGGTGGATTCATACGTCCAAAAGCCATAACAACAGGCTTGTTTGTTTGCATGTCTTCTTCTATTTTTTGTAAAAACTTTTTCATATGTTTCTGATTCCTGCAAAGTTTCTGCGGGAAAATTCTGCACGATTAACAAATTTATCTGATTCTTTTCCGTGGTGGAAGACGTAACCTTCTGGATTTGCCGCTTCACCACCATGTTCATGTTGGAACTCCTGATGTTGATTCATCACATTAATGAGCACGTTTTTTGCTTTCTGCAAATGCTGGTGCATTTTGAACAAATTATTGTAGTGTTTTCGGTTTCGGTCAACTTTACCCAACTCATCTTTCAGTTCAGATTGTTTACCGGTTCGGTTCTTTTCAACTTTCAGCTTGTCGATTTCTTTGTTTTTCTTAGTTTCTAGCCATTTAGAAAAGTTCTGATGGTTTGGCGACTCACCTGTACGAACAGTGTGGTTCATATAAGTTTCTAAGTGGCCACCAACACCATGATGTGTTGATGTTCCTGCGTACATGTCATCACCATGTGTGTCATGTACAGCTTGTGCGCCTGCAATATGTTTATTGAATTCTGCTCTGTCTTTAGGACCAAAATGAACCTTGGATGTATCCATCCTAGGATCAACCGAGAATACATCGGAGTGTGGTTTGAAGTTTTCATGGTCAACTTCATGTGAAGCACTCAAACTTCCGGAATCTTTACCTGAATATGAGAGGTGTGTGACGACACCAATTTTAGCCTTCTTAACAGCAGTTTCATGTGTGCCATGTGCTGTATATGTTAATCCTGATGGGTTTGGGTGAAAAGATGTTCCACCACCTTTTGCGGATGTTTTATCTTCGTGTGAGAACATCATATCACCCTGATATACACCCTTTTCTGGTGCAACTTTAGGTAAATGCTTTAGTGCATCTCCCAATTTCTTCACTAAACCGGGTGCGTGTCCGTGGTTCTTCTCGATATCAGCAGGTGTGTAATTA